TCCTATGTTAGCCCTATCTGGACAGGAGTAGTTATACTATATTTTACAGTGACTTACTACAGACAAAAATGCAATCCCGTTATGTCTTTCCTGTAATTTTCTTAACAAGCTTAGTTGTCCAAGCTTCATTCTCTGGAGTATCGGGATCATCAGCTATGTAGTGACCCTTTTCGTTACGAGCACGAACCATCTCTGTTTCTTCTTTTAGAGACTTCTCTAGTTCTCTTGTCTTCATCTCCCCCACAAACTTAACACACTGCATCCAGTGCTCTAGCATATTAACAGATACTAGGTTCTGTTGTAGCAATTGTACTATCTCTTTTTGTTTGTCAGACATACTATCTGTTTCGTAGTCTGTATCATTAATTGTTACTGTAGTCATATTCACCTCTTAGTTTTGTGTAGTGTACGGTAGGTGGCTCTTTCTTGCCACTGTATACCTTAGATGGTAGGCTCTTTAGTTCAGGCCAGCATTTGAACTTGTGGTTACAGAAGGTGCAGGACTTGGGTAGCTTATAGTTACCACTAGCCTTACCTCTGTATACCTCTGGTTCGTCTGTAAAGCATCTCTCAAAGGGTGCATTGCTATCAAGGTAGGTGTGTACATCCCTTATCTTTTGTAACACTCTATCCTTGTCTACCTCTGCTGCTGAGACATACTTGAAGCTACCGTTGTTTTTATTAACAACCCACCAACCACCAACCTTTTTGTTAGCGGCTGCAGCGTAGCCTACAAGCTGTGGCACGTAGCCAAAGGAGTCACCCTTCTCTAGTGTGTAGAAGTCAACAAACTTATTCTCGTATGACCATGTACTAGCTGACTTGACATCATCTATCTTGCCATCCAACAACATGTCATACTCACCAGAGACTTCATCCTTGTCGTTTAGTGACAGTGTTACCTTTTCATTGTCACCAAACTCTGTTCCAGATGCTCTAAGCAAACCTTTTAGCAGAGCCTCCACCATGTCACCAAATATCATATTGATTTTAAATGACGTAGGCAGAGGCTCCTGATGATCGGGATTGTTCTTCTCGAACCATAGCTGACACTTCGGACGCCCAACATTGGACATCCTAAGTTTGAACTCTCGCTTCTCTTCAACACTGTTGAATTGTTTGTCAAGAGCAGCACCAATATCATCTTTGATTTTATCTATAATATCCTGAGACATTGTAGACTTACCCTCAATGGAGCTTCTAAGATACTGATGTAGTGCTAATTCAGCAGGGTGGTTCACTGGTCAAAATCCTCCACATCAACTATGTTGGTAACTATGTCTTGATCCTGCGATGATATAGTCTCTACATTATTCTCTGCCCATTTACTAATAACATAATCGTTACTAGAATCAATGTAGTCTAGAAAGTTTTGTAGTGTTTCGTTATCACCGTCAGATAAGCCAACGAACTCACTGAGTGAAGCGTTAGTTACCATGTACGGATTGCCGTTAGGCAAGCTGCGTGATTCACCCAGTAGAGATATAGTGTGTTCTGCAGGGTTAATCTTTTTCTTAATTAGTTTACCTATCATACCATCAATAAACTTCATGCTATCTCTGTTCTTAACATCCATAACAAAGTCAAACTCTTCTTCATGTCCTGTTGCTGAATCGCCACCTTCATAAAAAGGATCTACTAATCTAGCTTTACCCATCATAACTTTGACACGGCTAACACTACGTATGAAGTCCTGTTGATCTTTTGGTAAGGCTTGGAAGTCTTTAATATAACCTGACGGTCTGCCCAGGTTGAACGTGCCAAGTGTATCTTTCAAGTCAACGTTTAGTGAGTTGGACATGACTGACTTCTGCATAGTCTTGTTCTCACTATCCCAACGTTGCCACTTTTGACGCTCTGCAAATAGTCTTACTTTTACTTCTCTGGCGTAGACTACATCATCTTCAGTTGTAATCTTAAATACAGGTGAAGAAGCTACCTTGCCATCAATAACTTCCTGTAATATTGTACCTGTAATCCTACCTAGACTAGACTGAGACTGCGTTGCAGGGCTTGAGAAACCCATAGCGTCCGTTAAGTTCATGTTGTCTACTTTAAGTGCTACTGCGTTATCCATAATTTTTACCTTTCATATGTAAAAAGTTTCAGAGTTAGAGTTATATCATTAAACGTCTTTTGTGTCAAGCCAATTGTCTCCTATCTTTGATTCTAATAACAAAGGAACGTTTACTTTTATGTTGTATTCTTTTTGAATCATATCATTTAGATTAGAGTTAATCAAATCAATTGCACCTAACACATCATTTATTTCATCAGGGTGTGTGTCAATTACCATACTGTCGTGGACACTGTTGACTAGACAGGACTGCATAGGCTCAAGCAAACGGTCAAGTTCTATGAGTACAACAGGTACAACATCACCTGTAGCAAAGCCTTGCACAGGATAGTTCTTAATCATAGTGAAGTGTGACACAGAGCCGTTCTCTCTACGATGCACGTCAGGGAAAGCGTACTGCCTACCACTGACATTAGTTATCTTACCTTCATTAACAGCCTCGTCACCCAACCTGCTGTGCCACTTAGCTATACCTTTATACTTCTCTACGAACTGCTTATAGTATGCAGCCTCTGCTTTAGATCTACCATATCCTGTAGCGCCAAAGAGAGGGGCGAAGGTGTGAGCCTTTGCTTCTTGTCTAGATGTAGGTTGCCCTGCATCACTGATGACCTTTGCCGTGTAGGAGTGTACGTCAAATCCTGTATCAATCTCCTGCATGGCTGTCTTATCTTGTGCTAGGAACGCAGCCGTTCTGAACTCAAGTTGGGCAAAGTCGGACTCAATTATTTTGCCACCATCCCACCTTGAGATGAACACACGTTTTATTGGGAAGGTTCCTCCTCTTGGCATGTTTTGCATGTTGGGATTTCGTCCAGAGAATCTACCTGTACTGGTGATATGCTGGGTAAGGTTGATGTGTAGTTTGTTACTTCTTTTACAGTTGGTGATAATGCCATCCACAAAACTACTAAGATAACTACTAATAGCACTAAGCCTCTTGACATCTTGTAAAAATTCAATTGCTTTCTCCATATTATTATTTTTAGCTGTGGCTATCAGTGCATCTAAATTTGTTTTACCTACACCAAAGCCATTGGCACTGACCCATTTTTTACTTGGAGGAAAAAAACCAAGCCCTGCCATCTCGTTTGTTTCTGTGAGTAGGAACCCCCTACCATCACAGTCTTTACATTTATTTGGTATTTTATATAGTGTACCATCCTTTCTTTTTTTATGCACTCTCCCATGCCCACTACAGTTAGGACAAGTGGATGCTTTTGTTTTAAACAAGGGATCACTAACAGACATCACTATACTTTTAAACTTATCCTTACATGCTTTGTGTGATGCAAGTCTGTAATCACTACTATCATCATAGTTAAAATAATTAATCCACTCTTTTTTATCTTTGGGTTTACGGCTAAAGATTACCCACGACATTTGTTCTGGGGAGTTAAGATTAATAGGTGTACCACCCATCAGTTCCCTTGTTGTGGCTTGCAGTCTATCAAGTATTTCGTTGCGCTCTCGCTCGAATTTATCACGGACGTTTTCGAGGGCATCTCTATCCACCCTGATTCCTGCCATTGACATCCTTGTGAGGACTTTGCAGGTTCTAAAGGTGACGCTTTTGACTGCTTGTAAAGAGGCAGAGTCAGGACTGTTGAAGTCTGTTTCAATTGCTTTGTACAACTCGCCAGTGGTAAGCAAATCAAGGTCAAGATAATGGCTGAGTTCATCAAGTGGTATCTCATTGGTATTGTATCCTTTCTTGTAGTACGTCTTGAGTGTATCATCTTTCTGATACTGTAGCTCACGCCTAATAGCACACTGCTCTAGACTAAGTGGTTGCTTTTGTCCACGTAAAAGTAAATACTCTGCAAGCATTGTGTCATATATGTCACCACTATACTTGAAGTCGTTAGCCCATAACCAGGCTAGATCGTACTGTAAGTTGTGTCCTATCAGTAAAGTCGTGTTGTCTAGCATCCTCTGTAATACACAGGCGTTGGACTTGTGTTGTTCTGTTGCTTCCTTGTGGTCAAACGGTAGTAGTCTCTTCTCTCCTGTATCTAAGCACAGTACACCCACCTCAGTAAGCGTGTTGGCAGGTTCATATGGGTCATTAAATATCTTACCATCTCGTAGAGTTATAGAGTTCTCTACATCTAGGACTCTCCTCATGCTGAGTACCTTGCTCTTTCTCCATCTAACTGACAGTGAACGACACCATGCCATCCACCCTTTAGTTTATTCTTTGCTACGTTCAGGTGACGCTGTGTGTCTGACTCAAACTCACCCTCTACTTGTGGGTTCTTAGATATCAAAACCATCAGGTCACACTCAGCAGCTTTACCTGTCTTACTACCTTCAAGCATAGATTGATCTACATATATCTTACCCTCTGCCTCTGCTGATAGCTGAGACATCCAGATCACAGCACAGTCATACTGCTTGGCAATATTCCTAGCGTGTATCGCTGCATCCTTGAGAT